GGGCTCAACAATGTCGAGTACACCGAAGTTAGCCTGTCTAACAGTTCCGTTTCTACGACGATCCCCGACAACACGCAGACCATCGTGATGCAGACGAATGACCTCAGCCAAGCCGTTGAGGCGTACATCGAGCACAGCGGAGGGGAAACGCTCATTGACCGCTGGGGCGCTACGGCTATTGGCCCCAATCAAACGCGCGTCTTTCCCGTGTCCAGCCTGACTAGCTCCGGCGGCTATCCGAAGCTGAAGCTCACCTGCTCGTCCGATCAAACCGTTCACCTCTGGTTCTACAAGTGACCCTGCTAGTCTCCGACGCCATCGCCCACATCCGGCACACCCTCGCCTCCGAGGATGTCCCGAGCATCGGCGCGTACCGCATCCTCAACGATGCGGGCCAGTACATGGTCAACATGCACAACTGGCGATGGTGCGAAGGCGCGCAGGCGGATCTCTCGTTGACGGCCAGCCAGGACTACATCTGGCTGCCTGACGACTTCCGCGAGATCGTGGCGATCCAGCCCACTAACGGGCTGAACGCGGGGTTCCGCCTGACAACGCAGGAGCGCCTGCTGCAGCTCCGCTCGCTGGCAGTCAGCAACTCATTCGAGTACCACGCGGCTGTCGTCCACGCGCCTCGAGCCGCGGCGGCTAGCGGTGTCATTCGCCCGAACTCGATTGTCAACGGCGACGACATCGAGATCACGGATGCCTACAACCCCACCGTGCGATTTACCGCCGGCAACGGCAGCAACACGGCGACGGTACGCTACTACGCTGTCGGGGCTAACGCCTCAGGCACGGCGTCCAACTTGGCTACGGCCATCAACGAGGCCGGCGGGCTGTATCTGCGCGCCACAGTCAGCGGCAGCGATGTGACTGTGACGCACCAGCGTACTGGCACTCGCGGCAACTCGATGTCCTTCGACACGGACCCGGACGGCACCAACTCCGGCTCTTGGACGACCACGGTGTACCAGACCGGCATCGACGGTGGCCCCGTGCGAGCGCGCCTAGACATCTGGCCGACCCCAGGTCAGGACGAGCTTGACCGCGTCATGATCTACTATCGCCGTGGCTGGCAAGCATGCGACAGCGACAACGCGCTCATTCCGATCCCTGACTGGGTCGAGACGCTGTACCTCACGCTGGTCCGCGCGTTCTCTCGAGGCTACGAGCGCGAGTCCGAGGCGAGCATCGAGGCGCGCATCGCAGAGGTCAAAGCCGGGCCCGTCTACGCTGCTGCAATGCTGCGCGACAAGGAGATGGTGACCCATGTCGGCCCCCTGGCGGGTGGTGCCGCGCAGGGAACCCGCCAGATGTACGACCACCTCTGGAACTTCACCTCTGTTAACGGCCCCTCCTGATGGCGAGCAAGCGCGTCGGCATTGATTACCCCGTCAAGGGGATCAGCGAGAACTACGGGTTCAGCGTTCAAGAGGAGCGCACTTGTCGCGACGAGCGCAACATGCGCGTGCGCGACCCCCGTACTGGCCGGCTGCGCGGGGCGCAGAGGTCTGGCCTCGCAATGTACGACGGGCAGGACGGCCAGCTCGACGGCACCAACAAGGTGCGTTCCCTCGCGCAGGTGAGCTCCGCCACGAACCAGCTCATCTACGCCTCGCTGACGGACGGTACGGCGCAGACCGTTGCTAACAACGCTGGTGACGCCGAGGGCGATCCCATCCTGTCGGCAGGCGATGACTTCGGCAATCTGTATGTGATCTACCGGGCACAGGACGCTGGACCGCCTCCGGTCTATAGCTATGTCCTCAAGATCTACAACCAAGACGGTGCGACCAACACCACCTACGAGATCCCGGTAGAGGAGTTCTCCGACGCCCCCGGGACGACTAGTGCGAGGCCGTCAGCCATGACGGTTGACCGTTACCAGAATGTCATCATCGGCACTAGCGGCAACCTCAACAACCACATCGTGGTGTTCAGCCGCAACATTGCCGGCGAGTACGAGGTACTGACCAAGCTCAACATCTCGACGGCGACTAACAGCAACTCAGACCGGATCGTGGGTCTCGCAGCCAGTCGCGGTGAAGCCGAGCGCGATGTCGTCTACGCGATCATCCACGGTGACTACGACGCCTCGCTGACTTGGGCCAAGGCCACCGAGGGGCAGAATGTCTTCGAGGTCCGCTGCATTGCGTGGGATCAGTACCAAGCCCAAGCGGAGCAGTATCAGGTCGCAGGTGAATGGAATGTGCATCAGCGCCCGTTCAGCGGCGATAATGTCGTAACGACCAACTCGGCGCCGACTGACCCTGCGGCGGCGACAGAGGCTGGCGGTCTAGCCCATGTGCTGCCGATCACCCATGTGACGGGCAACCTAGATGCGCACCCCAACGCTAACCGGGCCATCGGCGTCATCACGGCATGGACCGACAGGCGCGCCGCGTTCTCCATTATCATCAAGGCCAACTGGAGCGCCGTACAAGGTGCAGCAGCTAAGTCCAGCATCTTCAGCGAGAGCAGCTATCTGCAGCTCCGCGAGCCTGATGACTCTGGCAACCTGTACGCCACGCAACTTGTCGGCGGCGGCGTCAGCCTGTGGCATGGTTTCGGCGGCGAATACGCGGATGGTCTAGAGCGCACTCTTTCGTTAGGGGATGCAGGGACCCGAGCGCAATCCATGCTCACGGTCAACAGCGACCCAGGCGCCGGAGACAAGATCGTCGTCGTTGGGCCGACTGTCACGGATCCGTCCGTAACTGGCACCCTAATCATTGAATGGGTTTCTGGTGGCGCAGCCCCGACCATTGTGATCGCTCCAGGGTCTGTCACGATCACTTTGCACCTGTCGCACTGGGGCGGGCTTGGTAGCGGACTAGCTAACGCTTGGAAGTACGCCTACATCATGACGGCGTGGGCAAGCTACGCTCGCAGCAGTACTAGCATCAACTACAACGACAACGGTCCGAATGTCTGGATCACGGGCTCGTTTAGCTCTGCCCTTGGCGGCCTTTTGACGATCACCCACCCGGACCCGTCGAACGATCTTGGCGTAGGCACGGCGTACTTCAAAGCGGTCGAGGCGACTAACAACTTCACGACGCTGACGCACGACACTCCGGTTGCCTTCAACCTAAGTGCCGCTGCAGAGTTTGAGCCGCAAGCAAATGTCAGGGAGTGGCGCCCGGGATACGGCACGGGTGTTTTCCGCAACGCGGTGTCGCAGATTACGACAGGCACGGCACTCGACAACTGGTGGCTGGGCGCGCGCTATGTGTCGTGGCTGGAAGATGCGGCAACGGTCCCTGTCGAGGATCGTAGGTTCCTGCCTAGTGTTGACCGCCTCAACACCGCGTACATTCCCAGCAACCGCGCCAGCGACATCGCTGGCTATGCGGACAAGCAGCTTGCCATTGACGAGGACGCGAATGTCCTGAAGTGGACGCTAGGCCACAGCGACCCGACTCTGGCGTGCATCTGCAACCGGCCCGTGCTGGAGGCCATCGAAAAGCAGGGCATCGACCACACCGATCTGCTGTACACGGTCAGCGTGCCTGACACTGGCGTGACGGGTGACCCCAGCATGTACCTGTATCGGCTGATCTCCATCACGCAGCCGAGCACGGTCACTCGCGAGCGCCACACTATCGCCGCCTGCAACGACAAGCTGATCAAGATCACCAGCAGCGGATACCAGAACCCCAACAACAACGCCGTCCTCGACGCGACCTCGCCGTATGTGTCGATGGTGGCAGGGTTCCAGAAGATCTACATCGCAGACGGCTCGAAGTACTGGATCTACGACCCGCTAGACACCGAGACCTCCGCCTACGGCAATGTCACCGCGTTGCGGTCGGAGTCAATCACGATCATCCCTCCGCGCTGCCGGCTGATCTCGTTCTGGCGGGATCGGATCGTGGTTGCTCGAGATCCGGCGGACCCTGGTCGCTGGCACATGAGCGCCGCTGGCGAGGACACCAACTGGGACTTCTTCCCAGCGGTAACGACCAGCACGCAGGCCGTCACCTCTACGAACACCAACGCGGGGCGCGTCCCCGACATCATCAACGCTATCGTCCCGTGGACGAACGACACGCTGCTGTATGGCGGGGATCGCACCCTGTGGCAACTGTCCGGTGACCCGGCGTCTGGCGGCGTCCTTGACCTCATCAGTCAAGAGACGGGCATGGCCTTCGGCAAGTCGTGGTGTACCGACCCGGAGGGCAACCTGTGGTATTTCGGCAACACCGGGGGGCTCTACTTCATGCAGCAGGGCAAGGCTCCCGTGCGTGTCAGCCTAACGCGCGTCGAGGAGCAGCTCCGCAGCATTGACCTGTCGGCCTACTATGTGGAGCTCCAATGGAACCCGGTCGATGAGGGGGTCCACATCTTCCAGATGCCCTTCGGCGGCGGCGGCACCATCGTCGATCACTGGTTCTACGAGGTCCAGGCTGGAGCGTGGCACAAGGACCGCTTCGGCGCCGTTGCTACGGACCTGATCCAGCCCACCGCTAGCCTGAGCGTTAACGGCGATCAGGTCGGTGACCGCGCCATCCTAGTGGGCGGCGAAGACGGCAGGGTCCGTTACTTCAGCTCGTCGGAGAACACTGTCTCCAAGTCGGACGCCAAGACCAACAGCAGCAAGAAGGCCATCGACAGCTACACGCTGTTCGGCCCTCTGGTGGACAACCCGGTCGAGTACGCGCAGCAGGTCTCGGAGTACGCCGCTGTCTTGGGCAGCAGCCAAGACGGCTGCAACTTTGAGGTGTTCACCTCGGATGACCCGGAGAATCTTGGCAGCGCCGTGGCGCGGGGCAAGCTGGCCCCTGGCCGCAATGACCGCAACCTTATCCGCGCTTCAGGTGACCATGTCTACATCCGTCTGCGCAACAGCAGCGTGGACGAGTGCTGGGCTTACGAAGGCGGCTCTCTGACCCTGAGCTACGCAGGCGAGGTCCGTCGATGAGGCGCAACCCCGGCCAGCACAAACGGGATGCGCAGGCGCGCCCCGGCTTCAACCGCTACCGAGTGCCCACTGCGGACAATCGGATGCGGCGCTATGTGCAGGCCGACATGGGGCGGCAGTACCAGTACGACCGTAGCCAGTTCGGTGAGAACAAGGACGGGACGACCAACCTCAACCTCTACGGGCGGACGGATGTCCGCACCTCCGTTACGCCCCAGTACACGGGCGCAACGGCGCCTACTGAGGCAGTCCTCTACGGAGCCCTGATCCTGCAGCCCGTCGCCAACGATGTCATGTACTACCGTTGGCGTATACCGAGCGATGTGGCTCCTCGAGGGACGGTGCGCTTCGAGCTGGTGTTGTTCTCGCAGGTCGCGTCGGTTGATCTGGCCTCTCTGACGGTGAGCTCTTGGGAGGTCCGCCATGGCAGCGAGCTCCGCAGCGCCGCCGTTGACAGCCGGATCTTCGATGTGCCCCTGCTCAGTCTGCTGACGCCGACTCCGATCACCTACCAATACACTCTGAGCGGCGTGTCCGATGAGATCCACTTCAAGGTAGAGGTGGACAACATCGTGACTACTGGCGGCACATTGGCAATCCTTGGGGCTAGCGTGGCTTACACCTCGCAGAACAACCACCGACACACCCCATGAGCCAATCCGTAGTTCACAAGATGGAGGCTAGCCGACTGTACCGGCTGGCCGACCTCATCGAGGAGTTCGCCAGTCACCACGCCCCGAACCCCGGGCAGGTGGCTAACAGTTGGCATGAGTCAACCGTGCGCCAGATGGAGGCGGAGCTGTGCCATGTCTACTTCGTGACGGAGAACGGCAAGCCCTCAGGTAAGCCCATCGGCATGTTGAGCGTGTACCTCATGCCGCATCCCTGGACGGGCAAGATCGAGATCCACGAACAGATCTGGTTCGTGACTGAGGAGCACCGCGACTTCGGTGCCGGCCTCGACCTGCTGCGCTTCCTCGACGAAGAGGCGCCGCGCCTTGGTGCCGAGCGCATCATCATGACCCACTTGAACAACCCGACTGGCGACAGGCTGCGCAAGGTGCTGCATCGCTTCGGGTACCAACCACTCGACATCAACTACTACAAAGAGGTGAACTGATGGGCTGGACGGCAGCGGCGGTAGTCGCCGGATCAGTGATTGGGGGCCAAGCCCAGAAGAGCGCAGCCGGGAAGGCGTCGCGCGCTAATCTGGAGCAGCAGCGCAGGGCGTTGGCGTTCCAGCGCGAGATGACGCAGAAGGGCGTAGAAGCTCTGCGCGCTGGACGCACGGAGACCTATGCTCAGGGCCTGCGCATGATGCGACAGAGCCAAGCTGACATCCGTGAGTCTGCCGCCCGCCGTGGCATGGACCAGTACGGCAGCCTCGCCATGGGCGCCCAGCGCGGGGCTCTCGCGCAGGGTACCCAAGCGGCCCAGCAGCTCCAGTACCAGTACGCTCGAGACATCGCGGCTCTCTACGGACAGCAGGAGTTCCCGATGGTGATGCAGGCTGGGCCGCAGGGCAACTGGGGCGCTGACTACGCCAAGCTGGCCTCGGCTATCGCTGGCGGTCTAAACGAGGGCGGTGGGCAAGGCACGGCGTCAACGCCGCCGGCTGGGCAGAGTTTCGACGACCTCGACCAAGGTGAGGCTCCCGCGAGCGACGGGATTGCGTGATATGGCACGACTGTTTGTAGCTTACGAGCAACAGGGCGAGCAGAGCCCGCTGGCCGGGGCGGGGGACGCCCTTCTCGACGCCCAGGCGCGCGCCCGCGATATCCGCGAGAAGGAAGAAGAGCGTCGTCTAGCTGATCGGCAGATCCGGGTCTCGGAGCGCCGTAACGAGCTGACGGAAGAGGCCAACCGTGCGGT